GGCTGCATCACTATCTATATCAGCTTGTCTAAAATCTATTCCATACTTAAATTTATCTCTAAACTGCATGGCGTATTCAGGTTGGTTAGCAACTGTCGATCCGCCTCTGATGTTAAAACACCTTCCTAGTGGTGCAATGGAATCAAGTTCATTTTGATAGCCTATGTGCCATTTGGCAGTACCAGCATTTCCACCTACTACCACATAGCCAAAGGAACCGTGATATCCTACTTCCGAGCCAGCTCCTACATTTAATTCATCTTCCGGTGCCACTTGAATACCGACATAAAAATGATTAGAAGTAGCACGGTCTTCTTTTAAACCGTCCTCTCCCCAACGGTTGAAAGTATTAATTTCACATCCTATAACGCCTCCAGACCAATCAACACCGGGACGAGGACCCGCCGCGACCGGCCAAAGAGCAAATATTGATCCATTTGGTGGCCCCATATCTTCTGCGACGGTAAGAGTAAACATCCCAACTTCCAAATTAACTGCACTTTCTATAAAATATTCAGATACGAAACTATTCATACCAACAGTAGAAGCAGCGGCATGTTTTTTAGTTCTAAAATAACCAGCGCCGTGTTTTGTCGCAAGAGTCGCTGGTATGGTTATAGCAACGCCACCTATTCCTTTATTAACAAGTAAACCAGGGAAAGTTAAGCTTCCGGTATCAGCTATCCGAACTTCCGTGGAAGTAGAAGGGTAGAGATAGGTTCCTGCATCACTCCAAAACCCCGATGTCCCTGCGGCTGCGACATAATCACTGACCGCTGTTTCGTTAGGGAGATCAGTGTTTCCTGGGGTTAGTGTGGCCACAACAACCTTCCCGTCAAATGTAGAAAGACCAAGATCGTTTTTCATATCAACGATCGATTGCCCTTGGATTATATTCGACGTCGTACTGAATTTAGCATACTGCGAACTCGTTGGAGCCCCAGTAGCTTCTACTTTATTAACCAAATCGGATAGAGTGACATAATTATTAGACGTATCCCAAAAGCGGAGATCATCTCCAAAACTAAGAATGAAATTGGAACCAAAATGCATCGTCGCTCCATCAGCGATTTTAATAGCAGGGTTTAAGAGGGCTGAGAAGGTAGCGCCGGTGAGGTCTATACCTTCGTTGAATACTCCCGTTGCCTCTAGGATGAAATCGGGATCATTTGCGGCATGAGTCCCCCCTCGCATGAGTATCCCGGTTCCTTCGGGGGCGATGGATAGCGCATCGAAAAAGATCCCCGTATGCCATTTGGCAGTACCGCCATTTCCCCCTGCAAAAGCAAGGCCGAATGATCCATGATAACCGACCTCTGCTCCATCTCCCACATTCAAAGAATCTTCTGGAACAATTTGCAAACCGATAGAATACTTTCCAGACCTCGCTGTCTTCTTTCCTTGATCTTGATGGCGTTCGAAAGTATTAATCTCCATACCAATAATCGCCCAGGAGCCGGTGTCGGTAGCAGGCCCGGCTGCAACTGCCCACATACCAAAAAGCCCACCACCATTTACATTATCGCCTTCAATGATTGAAGTCATCCCAATGTCAAATGCACTGGTATGTGCAGTGTCCACGTGATACTCTTGCATGAAAGCGTTTTGAGGACTCCCCCCTGTGCGAGTGATTGTGAATCTGCAGGAGCCGGAACGATCCCCGGAAGGAGCTACGGACTTGATGATATCGAAAATCGCGTGAGCATTATCAGAAGCATCGTAGATCTTAAGTTCGGAATTGGTACTGGGGTTTATATACGCTCCTGCATCGGTCCAATAAGTTGTAGGAACGTAACCGGCAATATATGCTATAATAGCGCTGCCATTATAGAGATTAGCGTCTGAGGCTAAGGCCCCTGCGGTAGCGTTATAGGAATAGGATGTCCCCATGCCAAGATCATTTCGAACTTCGGAATAAGAACGCCCTTCAATAGTGTTTGCATCGATAAATTTAGCAAAGTCGTTATCGATAGGCGACCCAAAAGTGCCGACCGCCCCTGCCCCCCAGTTAGCATCCCCATAAGCCTTAATCGCCGCACCGTCCGGAAGATTAGATCCATCTGTGAGACTGTCCTCGGCGGAGCGAAGAGCGGCTGAACCAAGGCCGAGGGAGGCCCGTACCGCAGCGCCGGACTCCACCGTCCAATTCGCCCCATCCCCCACGATAAAGTTCCCGTCAGTAACAGCTAAGGCGGCAATGTCGTCAAGTTGAGTGTCCCATGCTTGGATGTTTGTGTCGATCACTAAGCCAAGGGCGGTCTTGACTGCGGCATAGTCAAGCCCTTTAAGAGTGGTGGCGTCGTGGAAGACGGCAAATTCATTAAGGACTGGGCTCCCCGTGGTGCCGACTGAGCCAGCTCCCCAATTTACATCTCCATAAGCTTTAATGGCCGCTCCATCAGGGAGATTAGCGCCATCGGTGAGGGAATCTTCTGCGTCTCGAAGGGCAGCAGTGCCTAAGCCTAATGATGTCCTGACTGTAGCGCCACTCTCCGCCACCCAATTAGCCCCATCGCCGACTATGAAATTACCATCCGTCACGGCGAGACCGGCAATATCAAGGAGCCCTACATCGTAGGCTTGAAAATCCACACCGGCTTCTATATTAAAGAGAGTTTTAAATTCCCCCTCGGTCTTTCCATCGAGCCCGTTAGCGGTGTAAATGGCGACTTCTCCGCTATTCGGAGAGCCGTCTACCTCAAGGAGATTATCATCAGCGATACCAACGGTCTGTTCTGCGAGGATATCAGAACCAATGACAAGGCTAAGATCCGCAAGAACTTCTCCATAATCTCTTCCTTGAATAGTGTTGGCATCGGTGAATCTTGCGTAATCGTTTAAAATGGGAATCCCACTAACATCCACAAACCCCACCGAAGTCTGAGAAACCGTGGCGGCGTCGGTAGAATCCTCTCCCGCCGCAACATTGGCTATAGGATTGCCTCCTAAGTCAACTTCATTTCCAAATTCAGGGGTGAGCCCGTCAAGTCCACGGACTTTTGACATGTCCTCTTGGATCATTTGGAATATTCGGTTGATCTCATTCAATACCACAGTTACATCAGGATCGATATTGTAAGGGATATTAAGAAGACGGTAAAAATTGCGTACATCAACCATTATAATCCTCCTATTATAGAGAAAACATTTGCAACCCCTACACAAGCCTGGGCGAAATCCTTATCTTGATGGTCACTAGGCCGGTCGAATTCTTTTGCGAGCATACGAAGACTTATATGGAGAGCAAGCCAATCAGGGATATCGGTATCACGTCGCACTGAATAAATAAGAGCGCAAGAATTATCCGGCATGTTGATTCCAAAGGGGGTACCGGTTGTGGGGATGAAGGCAGAGGATGAAAACTCCGGCTCGGGAACGAGTCTATAATAACGATCATTCCGTTCCTCTCTTGTGAAGAAATAAGGATTGCCTTGGAGAGAGCGCCAATCAGAATCGTAAGCTTCAAGGGCTGCAGAGGTGGAAGGGGTAAGTTGACGACACGTTTTGGAAACTATATCAACGATGGATATCAAAGCGATTATATCAACAGCATCGGAGGGGAGGAGATAATCAAAGTTGTCCGCCACAAGATCAACAAGAACGACATCCGTTAATGGAGCATTTTTCTCCATGCCGATTTCATTCAATACATCCTCGTAATATTGATCGAGGGTGTCTTCGTCCAACACCACACGCGCAAGCTCTTTGGAGAGATCTATGATTTCTTCACGGTTCATCAATTAAACCTTTCACTTTTTGAAATTGTTTAATGAGAGAAGTTGCACGGGTTTCCGCCGATTTAAGGGAACGATTGCGGAGAAGGAGGATTAACTCAGCGAGACCAAGAGCGACATCAACAGCTTCATCTTGAAGAGGCATGGCGGTGTTATAGTGTTCTACGCGGGTGGTGTATTCGTCTGGCATCCCTGTATAGACCACCATTAAACTGTCATTGTAGGTTAAGGTTGGATAGAGGAATATTAACTCTCTTCCAATAGGGCACCAGAATTCAACGCGAGAGCCGGTAGCACGAAACCAAGCAGGGTCATAGGCGGATAGTTCTTCTAAGGATGACGCTTTTTGAAGGAGGCGTGTTGTACCTGCCTTTATCGCAATCACATCGATAGGTTCTACGGCTAAAGCTTTGCGGATATTATAAACAGGTTGTTGCGCGATGGTGGTTAGATTACCACGACCAAAAAGCCGATTAAGCTTGAGACCTCCAGCTGCAGTTCGTTGACAACGAGAAAGAAGCTTGAGAGCCCAATCAAAATCGGTAGAAATCCCACCGTGCTCGTAGGCGCGGCGGAGAAGTTGTTCTGTTGTAGGGCCTACATAGCGGGTCATGACGACTCCTTAAGGATACGTCCATCTATTACACACGACGTCGTGAGCAGTTCTTTCATAGGAAGCACAACGATTACTGGAGATACCATAACGCTGGAGAATAAATGATGTATCATCCATTGCACGATTGGCTTTGATTGCTTTCTTAATAACCCTCTCCCACGTTGTCATTTGAGACCTGGATTCATTTCGCCAAAGAGCGGCGGCGTCTACATTACCATCTATCACCGATTTGGCTGTTTTCCACCGGTAAACATCAATAAGAACGCCTTCTTTAAGGACGTATGCTTCAACTTCTTGAGGGATTGTAGAAGTGAAAGAAAGTGCCGCTGGGATTTTGTAAGCAATGTAATGAAGCAATTCGTCCTCTTTAGGAGACGGATATACTTCTACCATTGGGTAGCCTCTATCATCTAAACCAACTTGAGCGACTGCCCACGGGTAGGTTCCTGTAATGGTTCTCCCAGGATAACGTATATTCATTTCGTCCAAGGAAATAAAATCAAGTTGTCTACGAAGACGTGTATGTAAAAATGACGTAATCCATCTTGTATCCGGAGCGAGAGAAATATGTCGCTTTGCTAAAGTATAAGAAGAGTCCACAACGGAATCTTCGGCAAAAGCTGAAAATATATTCCCTACCGTGGCGTTAAATAATCCGTCTACTTGATACCAGGCAGAAGCTGCGCGAAGAAACCATTGTTGTTGATTATTAAGGTAAGTAACAGGAATATTATTGTAAAAATCCGTACCGACTCCGAGGACTCCTTTAGATCCTCTTTCTATTGAAACGGTTCCCGTGGTGTAGTTTGCGGGAACAACAACTTCTTTAACTTCCCTTAAGCTTCGAGGGGGTGTTTTATACATGAGTTCTCGATAACGGTTATCAATCCATTTCGCTATGAGAGGTGCCCCTTCACTCATCTTCATGGAACCTGCGATGTCTCTTGCGAGGTCTTCTACAGTAGCCATTTGTTTCTCCTTTGTTAGGGGAGGAGTAAAATACCTCCTCCCTTGTTTATCCTACCTAAAGTTTGGTCTATTGGCCCTTTGCCTCGGGGAGCTGCGCCTCTCCCCCTTTAAAGCCTCCTCCCCTATGGCTGAAAGGTTTGTTATAATGTTTCTGACATGTTTTTGTAGCCCTTTCGGTACGGCTTTAAGGGACATCTTTCCTTCTTTAACGGCAAGGGCAATTTCGAGAAGTTTCATAATGTTATTCCTATGTTCCGGTTACGGTTACACCTCGATCAAGGGGACGGTAGCGTAGATAATGCTTCCAAGTTCCGGTTGTGGAGCCTACACCTACGACAGCCGTTATAATACCTGCATTGACCACAATACCTCTTGTGTGAACAGCGGTGAGGCCGACAAAAGGATTAATAAGATCAGGCGCGGTTGCAAGAGCGGTCATGTTTAAGACAACCCCGGAGCCAGCAGCAGCGTTAGCCAGTGAAGCGGAGGCCCCTGAGAAGGTTGTCGCGGCTCCTACGGTCGGGTCCGCGCTGTATTGGAGAGTGGAATCGGTAGCATCGTTAAGGGCAATACAGACAGAAACAAGGGACAGGATCTCAATAGGTCCGTTTGCTATTGTGAATAATGTGTCGGCGTTTACGATTACGGCAGTGGAGCCTGACACAGACTTCTCTGCTTGGTCATATGTTTCACGAAGCACTTCCGCCATGGATACATCGTTGGCGGGGAGGGCAGAGGCAGGGAATGCTGCAATGCCTGTTGCACCAGCGAGGACTCCGTAGAGAGACATATTAGCAGGGAGAGCCGTGCCAGTACCGACGATAACGTTTTCCTGCGCGTAACGAAGAGCCTCTGCCATGGATACTGTATTAGCGGCGGCTGCCCCTGCTTTCCACGTCGTCATCCCTGCCGTACCACTTAAAATATCCGTGATAGGATCGGTGATCGCTTCCACGCCGATTAAATCATAGAGGGAGTTATCTGCAAATTCCGCATCAGTTCCAAGTTTACCGTGGACAGAATCCGTGGTAGCTGCCGTGTTCGCTCCCAACAACTGAAGTGCTTGCAACAATATGTCATATAAAGAACCGTCTGACATCTCAGTATCAGTCCCTATTTTCCCATGTAGGCTATCGGTGGTGGTGTCGTTGATTGCCCCGATGGAACCGCTCCCGGCGGAAGCCAATACCACGGGAAGCGCAGTGGTGTCAGTGGAAGCATCAGCATCCCAAAGAACATTCGCCATGGTCATGGAACCAGGGTCACAAGCGGTACCTTGAACATCAGTCCTAACGAGCGTGTTTCGGATAGAGCCAGTAGCCGTGCCGGTGAATTCAATGGCGTGTTGACCGTTGGTGGCATTGGTGATGTTGCAATTGTCGATTAAGACTTCAAGATCGTTGGTGTCTGACCAAAGGGCGGCGACGGAAAACTCCCCCATGATGAGGCTGTTAAGGACTTTGATGTCATTATTCACACCGTTTCCGGCGTCGAGAAAATGAGCCCCACCGGTGGCGTCCATGTTGTAAAAGGTAATATTGTCAAGCGTCACCCCGTTAGCACCGGAAGCGAGATCAACGGCATCAAGGAACTCAAAGGTGGAAGTTGTCGGTTCTGGAAATTCACAATTTCTAAGGGTAAAATTATCCCCTCCGGCCTCTACTGCAATTCCGATAACAACGGCGGATATCCCCGCAAGGAAACGTATATTTTCTATAGTTATATTGGCGGCTCCGATTGCAAATGTGCCAGCAGTTCCAGTGAAGGTAAAAGTGGGGCGGTTTGCCTCTTCGCCTAATCCAACAATTCTTACCCCGGCCACGTCAGCATCCACACTATCAGCAGCGGCGATATTTTCAGCATGGCCAGGAGCGACAAAGATAATATCGCCGTTGGCTGCGGTACAACGCCCCACGGCATAATCAAGAGTTGCAAAGGGCTTATCGGGGGTGTTTCCGCGATCTACTGAGTCTTTACGCCCTACAGCGCCGGAATCGACAAAGAAATAATCCCCTGTGGTGGTGTAATCATTTGCAGGAAGCGGGATGCCGTAGGAAGACACCCCGTTGGTGAAGTCAGTTGTAGCCATGGCCATAAACGGCACCATAAGAATGCAAAGGGTAAATACAATAAGCTTCTTCACTTGGGGGCCTCCTTCTTAACTTTAACTTTAACTTTCGGCGCTGTCTGTCCAGCGCATTTACATTCTTGCTTATTCATGAGGGCATAAGCAATATGACGAACGGCGCAATGATCCTTAATCCGCCACTCACAGTCTGCCGTACAATATTCAAAAGCACCACTTGGACATTTTTTCATAATCATCCTCCATTCGATCCGTCAATGCCTCTCCAAGTTCCATATCCTTGGGTGTGGCGTTGGTAAATAGTTGCGATGGCATTCTTGGTCCAGGGATCATCGAAGATATCGAAGATCGGATAATCACGAACCATGAAATTAAGATCATGTTCGCCCTGGGAAGAGGTAAGGAACCAATTAGCCGAAGTGGTTAGATAATGACACACCATATAGGCAAGGTCTTCTTCAATCAGCGCGTTGATCTCATTTTGCGCGGTGTAGGGTTTGCCACCTGAGCCGAATATCTCACGGGCGACAAATTTGTTATTCGGTGCAATGATGCACTGAGTAGGAGCCATGAGGCGCGGGAGACCGCGTTCATCAGTCATGGTCTCAAAACGTGTGATACCGTCTTGGAGACCGGTGATGGAAAAGCCGATATCCGGGGAGGGACGATTGGCGCGGACTGTCCCGTCCATGCCGGTGTGAGAAACAGCGCAGAGAGCCTCGCTAGAGGTAAAACCTGTATAAGACGCGCTGAACGCGTTATTGAGAATGCTCCAGGCGGAGACTTCCATACGATTACGGGAGGCTTTGGTAAGACCGGCCACCATTTCACGCATGACGCCGTAGAGTTCATCTTTCCATGCAGCGTAGGTGATCTCTACGGCAAGGCCAAAAGAAGCAGCAGTATAAGCTTTCTGTCCACCGATGATGATGTCATCCATCGTGAACTGTTCACCTTCCGGCATGGAGGGGAGAGTAGATAGTCCGGAGACCTGTTGGTCAGTTACAGGGTTCCACTCCATGGTTTCTACGTTAAAAAACATCGGATATTCAGCAGGGCGCTCCTTGCCGACATCGATATGAACTTTTCTCAGATCGGGCCCTACTAAAGCCGCAATTGATCCTCTATTTGTAGGCATTCTTTACCTCCTTTTTAATTAAGCGTGAAGAGCCCCACCAACGGTGATTTCCACAAGGACACGACCATTGATAGTTGACGCGGCGTCAATAAGACCAACGACTTTCCCCTTTACATAACTCGCATAACTGGCAATGGTGGAAGAAGCATCATTCGCCCATCCCCAATGGGTATCGCCGGATGTCACCTTGGCGAGAACTACATTAGAGTGAAGAGACGTTGCGGCCATTTTTGCGGAAGATGCCACACCATTAATAAGATTACCTATAAAACGTTGTCCCTCCTGAATTCGAGTTACGGTTAAAGCGGTTGTAAGAGATGCCGTAGCAGAGCCGTTGGAAATAGCCACGATAGTTGTAGTAGACGACTTCTTAACGCAAGTGAGGGCGCTTGAAGCCCCAAGACTTGCTGTGGTGGAAACGGCGGTAAGAACACCAGAGGCTACCTTTACAGGAGCGCCGTTGACGAATGTGCCTGCCGTGGCCTGGGCTAAAGTGAGTACGGGAGTTGAAGTAAGTCCGGCATGGCCTCCCGGCATGATTCTAATCTTCGCTTGTGTCATTTTGTTTTACCTCCTTTTCATTGTTAATTGTTAACGAACCAATATCATGGTATGTTACCGGTTGGCAAGTAAGAAAATCCCCCTTGTCCATATATTCTACCCACGACTTATCGCCAATGGCGTTAGCGTGCTGGAGCCAACGTAAAAAAGTTTTGTTCTTAAGCCAATCAGGTTGGACCGCTGACTCCCATCTTCCGGCGAACATGTCCTTAAGGCATTCTTCCGTACGTCTCTCTGAATCAGTAAAGGATTGCCACCAGTCACCATTCGTCCCACCATGGCGCCGTTCAAATTCCGTGCAAGAGCGTTTAATGATTACTGAAATGCTCTTTCCATCTTCCATAAGCGTATCTGCCATTTCACGAACCACTTCGTATTTTTCCTTTGCGTCTTCAAGGCCATCGGCGTATATGAAAGAGTCATAAGAGGCATCAGTGTAATGGCGGGTATCAATACCGGCCTTACCTGGGAGTGCGGTGACATCTCCTCGATTGCAATGGCCCCCACCATTACAAACCCCGTACCATTGCATAAGTTCTTTTACATTTCGTAATCGGATGACGACTTTATAACAACGCATCTTACAAAACTCCGGTACAAAGTCAAAGTAGGTGAACATAATCTGGTGCCAGAGATAACAATCCCGCGACATGATGGTGTAACCGAAGAAGAGCCAATTAGTGTCATAGTTCATCTCTCCTCTATTGGGGACGAAGATTCCCTTATCATGATCGAAATAACAAAGACCTGATTGCTTAACCGCTCTAATCTTCGCGTCAAGATCTTCGTCGAATCTAAATTTATTCCACATTATCGCCTCCCTCTCCCCGGTGAAGGCATACCCGGAATGGTACCGGCTCGAAGACCTTTATCGATTACTTGTGTTCCCATTTGTTGGGAAGCTCGGTTACGGAGGGTATCCATAATAGAGCCTCCTTTACCGGAAGCAAAACCACCTTCTACGTCCGTATGAACAATTAAACCTTTCCCTCTATGCTTATCACCGAGTTCTTGAAGTTGAGAATTTATCCCCTCTTGTTGCATTTGACGCTTATATGCCTCATAACGCTCAATGAGTTCATAATCATCCATATGGATCTTCATAAGAATGGTATCACCAACCACACGGGTCGTATCCGCCGATCCCCTGGTTTTGAATTCAAGCGCTTCGGGATCGTTTCCTTGAACCACCATCCACCCGCCTCTCATCCCGCTTAGGTTCCGTCCCTTCACCCGCTGTCGAACTATCATCTGACCACCAAGGCCGGTAAAAACCCAAGCGTAAATAAACTCAGGGTTTTTATTGGAAACTTCAAGAGCAGATTGTTCTTGAATCATATATTGAATCTCTCTGTCTTCCTCCAGCGCCTTCTCAGGAATGGTCTCCTTATCAAGACCCTCTGCCATTTCTTGAAGGGTATCATGACGTTCCGCTAATTCTTCTCTCCGTTTATGCCCTGCGAGGGGAAGATCAGGAACCTCGTTTTCCGCTTGTTCTTTTGTGAGTACTTTCTTAGTCATTGGTCCCCTCCTTCTCTACTAATTTAAGATATTCTTCCCCACTGGCGTAACCCATCTTTCTTGCCATGGTATCGATATCACGTCCGGCGAAGTCAAGAGCGTCCTTCGCGTCTTGGCCTAAAACGTTCTCCACAGTAAGAGGCGCATCGGCTTTCGGGTCAACGTAGCCTTTATAAGTAGGAAGCTGAACTGTTAAGTCTCCAGCTTCATTAACAAGGTTCTTTTCCCATTCTGCTTTCTCACCATCCATGATGCTAGCAAGATTCGCCCCTACTGCATGGTTATACGCGAAATCACGAGCGCTGGGATTGGCTTTTTGCTCCGGTGACATACCAGCCACGAGTTCTTTATAGGCTTTATCAACGGCCTCTACCTTAAGGTGAGGGTAGCGCTCCTGGGGTAAATTATCGGTTAGTTGAGAAAGATATTGTAGCCCGGTTTGCTCGAAACGGGAAACCGCCGCTTCAGTGTGAAGGCTAGTTCGTTGAAACACAAGCCCGTCTCTTTTGGTGAGGAGGTCTCCAATCGGTTTTTCGTCTTTCAGTGCTTTGTCTATATCTTGCGTGATTGCAAGGATTCCTTTGTCAATGGTGCTTACTTGATCTGTTAAAGAAGGCCCCGTGGGGCTTGTTGGCGTTTGATAAGTCGGTCCTGCGGGGGCTTGAACAATAACGTTCGGCTGCGGTTGCCCTTCAAGCTTCGTTACCTTTTCAACCAAACCTTTCCAATCTTCCGCCTTAACCATTACCATCCCTTCGGGAACAACGGGAGTACTCGGTACGTCTTTCGCAAAATGTCTTCTTCGATTAAATATCCCCATTTTCTCTTGCCTCCATCTCATACTTGATTAATTGTTTAGCAAGGAGTTCCTTGCCTTCTATCCGCCCCTCAATAAGAAGGGCATTATTTACATCCGCTCGCTTTGCCGCATTCCTAAGCAAGATCATGTCCTTAGCGACTGAAACACTAACCTCCTCCAAAAGAGAATTAAATAATTCCTTTTCCATTATTAAACGATTTGCCCAAATAGGCACAGCCATTATTGCGTCCCTCCTTCTTGTCCACCAATAAACGTGTTTAAAAGATCCCCAATTTCATTCCCGCCCCCTGCCGCAAGGGGTGTTTCAGGGAGTTCCACTATAAAGGTATCCGGATCTCTGACCTGGTCAAAGACACGAATGGTGCGATCTACTAATTCTCCTGAACTCTCCACTATCTTCTGCGCTACTTCCTTGACGCCTGGTGTGGTTTGTGGATTGTCTATAATAGCAGCGAGTTGAAGGATCTTATCATAGTAGGTGGATAAGATATTCGCTAATAATAAAGCATTTTGTTTATCGGCTTCCGCGTTGATAGAAGCGGAGGAAGCGGTGAGTTCAGTGACGATTTGTTCATCGAATCTTTCATCTTCGAGTGTTGCTATCGCCAATGCACCATCTTCCTCGCCTAAAATATTCATTAAATGCTTCTCGAATCTCTTAGATCCTCTTGATAATTTTTCCTGATATCGATAGAGACATTGTTTAACTGCATCCGCTACGGCTTCTCTCATGCTATCAAATGCAGGGACGAAACGTTTATTAGCTTGCCCTAGCATGGTGAGAGCGGTTATTCCTGGGGTGCGGGAGCCGGAAGCTTGACCGGAAGATGGGGAGGAGAGTTCATTCATCCCTACCCGCTTCTCAGCGAGTTGGGTGATAAAGGTTTGTGCCATCCATATAGAGGGGTGGACATCTGCCATGGCAAGCCCTATTATATCTTTTCTAACATCTTCACATACTACTTGTCTATTCGGATATATTTTTAGATTGTCTTGAACATCCGCGCTGGTTGCCCACATACGAACATTGGCGAGGAGGGCATTAAGGGTTCCCCAATTATGAACATCCGTGAGTTCTTTTTCATAGGGGCGAAGCATTTCCATTACGCCGAGGCCGTAGAAGAGATGAGGGCGCTTTTGATAAAAGGCACGGGAGATGATTCGCCGTCCATAGGGGTTCCATCCTATTTTAAGAATTTTCCCAGCGGTGTGATTATAAGTGATGAATAGATCTTCTGGTATACCATCACCATCGATATCATAATAAGCATAAAGATCGTAAATATCGTAAAGTTTCCCAACCGAAGTCGTACCGGAAAGTTGTTTACCAAGTGCTTCATATCGAGAGCGCACCCAATTTTTATTCGAAACTGGGAGGATGTTTTTAATATCCCATCCATTAGATTGTGCGTATTCTTTCAACTCCCCTTCTGAACGATAAAATCGAAGCGCAATCCATGGAAGTTGCTCGATATCCCCCCAACTTCCGCCTGGGGCGATCACATCCTCCGGGGGCATGGAGATTATCACAGGGTTTTCGGAAACGACCTTTGTTCGATGGTTCTTGATCACGCGCTTAATCATGGGGGTGTAGAGAAAGGCTGAACCAAGTTTGGTGTCATCTATTACAAGATCCTCAACAGCATCACGGAAATTGATTTCATTTTTCACCATCCAATTGGCGAGACGTTGGAGGGCCTTGGCTTTTTTAGTGGAGAGATCGTCTTTCTTCCCCTTAACCATAGGGCGACATGTCACGATAGGGTTGGCGGAGAAGATGAGGTCTTGTGCTTGAGCGGAGATGGAATCGGTGGCAATTGCCCCTATTGTTATTTCAGTGTTAGGGGCGTTTTCTATTGGGAAATTATTAATGGCCTTTATAGGATTTCCTTCATACATGCGATGAACTTCCCGCCATTCGCTTTCTAAAGCAGCCCTGGAGGATATGGCATCGATGACTTCTATTCTAAAATGATCTTCACAATTTTTAATGGCTTTAGCACTTATGCCTATTAACTTCCCTTGACCGTGTGCTGTGATTTCTCTTGGCATTGTGTCTCCTTATATGGCTGAGAGTTCCATCGCAAACCATGAAGTTCCTGTGAAGAAGACAAGTATGCCTTCGTAGCGAACGACGGTGTTTACCGAGGCCGCACCGTTTATGATATTACCATCTCCTCCGTCTGGTGCGATTATTAATTGATCGCCTGAAGCATCAAGCTTTGCTATTATGTATATCTTCCCGGTCGTGACTGTAGATATCGCCGGGAGTGTTACTGTTTTATTCCCAGTGCCTACGGTTACGAGAATAAGCGTATCTGCAAGGGTTGCAACATAACTTGCTGTTTTATAAGCATAACTCCAAGTGTCTTTTGCTCTCCATTGAAGAGTATGACCATCTAAACCATAAGTTAATACACGCTTTCTCGTAGCCGTATCCACATAGATATCACCTGCGGTGGGTGTAGCAGGAACGACATTTATATCTTCCGCTTTAATATATCGCTTTATAGCGACAAGGTTATCACCATCAAAGGTAGTGTTGGAGATTGCCCAATTATCAATCATGGCAGCGGTGATTGTCCCAGTGCCGTAGGACCCCCCAGTGAACATACAACCAGAGAGGATATTAGCCTGAGAAGCGGAATCTCCATCATCCTCTATTCCGTATTTGACTGAGTCTGCGGATGGGTAATCAGTACCAAGACGGAGCCCTACGAATGAACATCTTGCCAAAGCCACCCCGGAAGTAGAGTAGAATTTAATATTACTGTAGGTGTTCGCTCCTACCTCCGAATTATCAAATACACTCCCACCGTTAAATTCAACGTGCTTTGGAGTCCCCCCTACTCCATAAAAATAAATACCGTTTCCGTGATTACCGTAGACCTGAGTGTCATTAAATTGAATACTTTCAACTTCGGCCTCTATACTAATTCCGCTCATCGTCCCTTCACCGGTTTCGGATGAACCTGAGTCGTGTAATTCACAATCATTAAAGGTAAGAATCTTTGCACCAATGGCTGCCGTTCCTACTACAGCAAGTGCATTCTCTCCATTGTTGCCTGAGCGTAAATTGGATACCGTCCAATAACGACAATCATTAAATTGAATCCCATCAAGGTCACACCATGCGATATCCACGTTTGATATCTTTCCCCAATTTCGATAATCATCAATGAAGATGCCATGGCCGTTGACTTCATAAACACCCACATTGGAGATTACAAAGGAAGACGCTTGATTGGTCGCCGCTGCGGTGAGCTTTATCCCGTTGAGGGTACCGGCGTTGTTGGCACTGTTTCCATCTAAAACGAGGTCCTTAACACTGGCGCAGAGAACATCATTCGCGACGGTGATCATATCGCAGTTGGAATTGGCTTCGAGGGCAATCACGGTGTTGAAGGAATTTATAATATTGGTGGCGTCTGCGGAGACGGTGCCTGGGGGACCCGTGAGCGTCCCTACAAGGTGATCGTTGGAACCGAGGGTGATTGGTGCTGCGATGTCGTAACGTTTTGCAGCGAGCTTCACAACACCGCCATTTGTTATAGAAGCGAGGGCAAGATTGATTTGAACCTCATCGGCTGTCCAATCGATTCCCCACCATTCAGGGAAAACAGTGGTTTCGGCATGGGTGTTGTTTCCGGAAAAGATAACGGCCCCGGAACTGGCGGCATTGAAAAGTTGGGATCTATCCGCACGAAGCCCTCCGTTA